GTTTCTCCTCCACCACCAAATGATGCTAATTGTTGTTGAACTCTATTAACAAATAGTCTATAATGTTCTTGTAATTGTTCAAGAGTTACAAAATTCTGATTTAATGGAGTTAAAGGATCTTCATTATCAGTCTCAGGAGGTTCGGCTAAAAGACTCTCTTGTAAATTCTGTTTCTGTGCTTCTTTTAATTCCTCAACAATATTACGTAGTTCATTAATATCTAAACCAGTATCAGTAAATTTAGTTTTTAATTTAGATAGATCTTTTCTTACTTCCTTAATATCCTTATCATAATATTTTACTTCAGGAAGATCTGTGATTTTCCCCTGCAATTCATCAAAATATTCTTTCAGAGAAGTAGTGATTACATTCTGAGATTCAACATTTTTACTATTAAACTCCTTAACCTTCTTCTCAATATTTTCTTTTAAAAGATTATACTGACCAAGTATTTGCTTCTTTAATTTCCTATCATCATCTTTAAAATGAAGTCTATACTCATCAAGTTTCTTAGAAGATTTCTTTAATTCTTCGGATATACCATCACTTACTTCTTTTAAAGTATTCTTAACAGTATTAATCTCAACCCTATTTTCAAAGTCCTTTACTTCAAGATTCTCTGAAAATTGTTGTATTTCGTAATTAAACTTATCTTTAATAGAATTTAAATCATCATCATAATACTTTACTTCGGGTAAATTATCAATTCTATTCTCTAATTGAGTTACCTGTTCATCATAATATTTTACCTCTGGTAAATCAGAAATTGATTGTTTAACATCATCTATTTCTTCATCATAATATTTTACTTCAGGAACTACTGGTATTTGAGATCGTAATTCTTCAATAGTTTCTGATATTTTTTCAAGATCATCATCATAATATTTTATTTCTGGAATATCTGGTATATTATCTTTTACTTCATTAACAAGACCAACTAATTCCTGCCACTCAGGTCTTTTGATAATATCAATAAATTCATAATCTCTAAATTGCATGTCAGGATTATAATCCTGAACAGAAATACCACCAGTAGTTTCTATATCTTCTTCTACTTCTTCCTCAATCTCTTCAATATAATCATCAATAGTTGGTAAATTATCAACTACCTTTTCTTCTATTGATGGAAGATCTGCTTTTTTATATTCTACTTCTTTCTCTATATCTACAACATATTCATCAACAGAAGGCAATTCTTCTTTAATTTCTTCTTCTGTTATAAAATCCTCGACTGATGGTAATTCACTAGGATCAGTGAAATCATTCATCGACGGTAACTTATCGTCTGGCATTTTATGAGTATGATGAATACCTTGGGATTTTTCTCCCAATTTTATTTATTCGGTTCCTTTACTCCATTTTTTAAGAGCTTAGCAAGTTCTGCTGTGGAACCAACAAATAATGCATTATTAACAGTATTTGGTCCTTTTTGAGGAGTATCTTCTTCAACATCTTTCAATTTTTTCTGAAGATCCATCAACTTATCAGTAGCATCAGAAACACTCTTAATCAACTGCCCTGCGACCTCATATGCCCTTGGCATCTCACTTTCCTGTGCAAGTTCAAGAATACCATTAATTGCTTCCTGACCCTTCTCTATGATGCTATAAAGATTACCGCGAGTATACTCATAATCTTTGGTTACATCATCTTTAACAAGTCTATCTGGTTTCTCTCTATCCACCCCAACTACAACATCACTCTCATCCACCTCAACTTGGGTCGGTGTTATATTGAAAGCATCATCTAAATGGTTTTTCACTTCAATCTCCAACTATAGTTCCACTAAATCCAAAGTCATCTCCTTCTTCCACCAATACATTATCAGCACTAGTAATAGACTTAACAGATGTGCCTCTTATATGAGCAAGTTTAGTAGTACCATCTTGTCCTCTCTTAACAGTTAACTTATTACCATCTACTGCCTTAACATACAGTTCCTCTCCACCAAGATCAATATAAACACTTGTAGAACCAGAAGATGCGGTAATATTACCTCCATCCTCAACCTCAAATGTAGTCTGAGTCTTAGTAATATCTGCTGCTAAGTTGGTCAGAACAGTACCATCATAGTTCTGAATTGCTCTTGGAACAACAGAGTAAGTAAGATTGCGAGTTGCATTGGAAGTATCTGTTCCAGTAAGGTAATTGACAGTAGACTTCGTAATGATATCCTTGGAAGCATCTGTAACAGGACCAAATAGGTATGTCTTAGCAGTGAATCTCAGAGTATACATAAGAACTCTTCTTGACTCAAAATCTCCCTCATAATCATCCTGCATTGTAATATTTTCAAGTATTACTGGAATATCTCTTTTCTCATTTATTGCCGAAACTAAATTTACTGTAAGGTTATATGATGGTTGAAAATAAGGTAATATTTGTTCTACAATCTGCAATGCATCATCATTCAATTTACACATAATAGCAAGTTCAAATTGCATATTATATGGAACAGGCATATATGATTTCTTCTCATCTGGAGTACTAGAATTGGGATTCTGAACTATAATCTTTTGAGTAGTTGTAACCTTTCTTGCAGGATCATATGTCAGACCTGTAAATTCAAAAGACATCCTTGGTAAAGACAAAGATGTGGCTTTATTAAGATCTGGTGATTGGGTCAATCTTGCTAAGAACTTTTGAGTAGGTCCATATGCAAGAGGAACTCTAATTATACTCGCGTCAGTATCCCCACCACTTTGTTTAATAGAAATACTATTAAACAGAGTACCAAAACCAATAATGGTTCTCCTCAAAATTTCGTTATAAAAATATTCAAACATTGTTACAGTCCTAGTATCTTATATTTATGGAATACCAAATGGGTTCTGCTCACTAAAGTCTAAAATATCATCTGCAGCAGATTCTATATTAACATTATCAGCAAATCCATCTTCTGGGGGATCTTCACTTACAACCCGCAATCCATGAACTGCACCAGAAGTTCCACCAGTTATATCTTCTCCAATACTAAACATTCCAGAAACATTTGCTACCTCTAGAATATTTGTTGTTGCATTCCAAGTTCTTACTCTACCCTTAACACCTGTAATAGATCCAGTAACAATTTCATTAAACTTGAAGTTACCACTATTGTCAAGTGAAGGATCCCCAATTGTAAGAGTAGGACTAGAAGTATATCCAGCACCAGCATTGGTAATATTAATAGAAGTAATTGTTCCAGCAGAACTTACAATTGCATTAGCAGTAGCTTGTGTACCAACCCCTACAGGTGCAGTAATGGTCACAGTTGGTGCTGTAGTGTACCCAGAACCTTCAGAACTTATTGTAACGATACCAACAGTACCATCACCAATAAAGACCGTTCCTGCAGCACCTGAACCACCTCCACCAGTTACTTGAAGTGTAGGTGCAAGAGTATATCCAGAACCTGGATTTGTTATACAAACTTGCTGTACAGACTTAAGATTATTACTAATATTCAAATTACATACATTAATTCCACTAATCATAGTGGCAGTGAGAATACCCGTGACTCCACCTGTAGGAGCAGAGCTGACCCCAATAGTAGGAATAGCACTATATCCACCACCCCTATTACTTAAAGTGATTAACCTAATAGAACCTTCGGTATTGAAACCAATTACAGCAGATGCAGTTGCACCTGTACCTACTAATGTAAGAGACTGAGAAGACCCAAGGAGAGTTGATAGACCATCTTCAGTTGTTCCATCTGCATTATCACCAATTAAAGTATCATCAATTTCAGCAACTCCAGTATCAATGACCTCATCTTCGTAACGGAAGAGCTCACACTTCAGAGTGTATACGTAATTCTTTCTTAATTGATAAAAAGGTTTCTCATGTTCTACATATTTAATTTCAAATAAACGATCTCCTAATGGAAAATAAACCAAATCCCCTTCTTTGGGTCTAGTGGTTAATTTAACATTGGATTCATTTTTTAATAATGGTTGAATATAAGTTTCCCATCTTTCCCTAGAAATAACTAAACTTACTTCATTAGTTTGCTCAATACCAAATTTTGACAGTAAAGTTGGGTTTTCAGCATACCCATCAAAATTATCTACATATGCTTCTAATGGATAAGAATCATTAAATATTGACTGAACAACTTCTCTTATAATTGTTTTCTCATTCATGTATTTGCGAGGAAGATAATGTACTTCGACACCATACATCCTCAACTGTTCATTGATTAAGTCTTGAACTAAATTTTGTTCTGATGTAGATCCTTGCTGGAAAAATGGATTAAGCATAAGACTAGCCTATCATATCCAATGGTGGAAGCTCATATGTATTGGACATTTGTTCTCTGATGACTTCCAAATCCTTTTCTGCGTCATCATAGATTTGTCTTCCATTCAATTCAATTCCTCCAGGCAATTTAACACCTTGGAACTTCAATAAATTTTGTCCCCACTGTCTCTTAAGAAGAGCAGTAGCATATCTCTTCAAAAATGAATCATTCCACACCCTAGCATAATCGGAGGGATCAAGAAGTCTAAAACACTCAAGAACTATAAACTCATCAACTTCACATGCAGACCAATCAATATCAAGATATAACCTATCTTGTCTTTGATTAAATCTAATTTGCTTTTCTGTAGTTAATAAGAAATCAATATCAGACAAATATGTTTGTGTCATTGCATAACTTAAAAGTCCATTATATCCCATATTAAAGGCAATATCATTTAAGAATAACTGATATTTAATACTAAACATATTATTAGATATTGCATTACTTCCACCAAAACGGAATATTTTTTCTACTCCTATTACTGATGGTGGAACTTGTATATAATTACTATTTTCATACCAGTCAAAATCCGTTGATGTTCCTGCAATAGTTGCTGTTGCAGTCTCTGTTGTTATTCCCGTTCTCTTCTTTCCTGTTAATACCGAAGCTCTTCCCCTATCAATATCCGCTTGAGTTATTTGATATTTTAAATAAGTCCTAACTACACCATCAAAATGCCTTTCCTGAAAAAACTGAATGGCGTCATCAATCCTATCTTCACATTGCTCATTAGCAATATTAACTTCCAGCACGGGAGCACCCAATTGCCTTAAACAATATTCTTTAAACTCGGATCTACTTCCTGGTTGGGCCATTTACACAATACCTCTACAATATTTAGGGTGCGGAAGCAATTCCAGTATGAACTAAAATATTTCCATTTATTATATTATAAATTGTTGCTCCAGAACTTACTAGAACATTATATTCATATCTACCTTCAGACAAATCTCTTGTAGCAGTAGATCCCATTGATATCTCAAATATTCCACCACCAGCACTTGAAAATCCTACAGTAAAAGTTCCTGAAGGAGTAGTAGTTGCACCTATACCTGCACTTTTTTGCATTTGAGCAGATCCAGTCCAAACTGAAGTTGTAGTTAAGCCTTGAAAATCATAAGCAACATCAGAAGTATCAACTACATTAAAAATAGTTTTAAAATCAGCACCAGTATAAAGTGCTAAATTAGCAGCATATGGAACTCCTGCTGTAGGATCAAATGTCAGATTTTTACTAGCCATTGACTAACTCCTTTAATAGTGATTTGATTTCACCAATTTCACCCTTTAAACTAGCAAGATCTTGTTCCATAGAATCAACTCTTTCATTCCTTGATTGTTTTGCATTTCGACTTACTGTATAATGTCTATAATCCAAAGCATTCACATTTACGATAGCATTTGTTTTAGGATCTCTTGCGAGATCCTGATGTCCTTCAATATTGTATTTCATATTAAGCTAATGCCATGACTCGTAGATCTTTTACTCTAGGAACATAAACTTGATCACTTGAAACTAAAAGAAGTTTAATCCTATAATATCTGAATGATGGAAGATCGTCAGCAGTAAATGTATAATCACTAAAGCTCACTGCATCTCCAAATCCATATTGATTGGTTTTGGGAACAAATGCATCAGATTGACCATTATTATCAGCAGGATTAACAATTTTTCCTCTGCTATTCAAATTCTCATATCCAGGGAAAGGAGTAAAGATTGGTGCAAATCCTGTTCTATTACCAATCGCATAAAATGCTCTAATATCACCATCAGCATGAATATGTCCAGCTAATAATATCTTCAGAGAAGTAGCAGCA